AATAGTAAGATTAACTGAAAGAGAATTAACAAATATTGTTAAGAAGGTTATTAAAGAAGAAAGTTCCCCAAAAGAAAAAAATTTATACACATTATTACATTCGTTAAGAAATTCAATTAACGACGAGGATAAGAAAGAGTCGTTATCCAAACTTGAAGATATTTTATCTATTGTTAGAGATATGGAAGACAAACCTAAATCAAAACGTAAGGTTAATGAAAATAGACATGAAGAAAAAGATATTTTCATATCTAAAGGTTTCAAGGGAGTAAGAAGTGAGTTTGGTGATGAGGAGTATGTATCACCACAGGACATTATTAAAGCGTACAACGATACTGTTGAAGAAGGAACACCATTGGTGAAATATCTTGGACGTGATATTTTTTTAAACGCAGATGATGAGGAAATTGATAAGTATACAGTTCTTGATGAGTTGAACTATGCTATTCTTGGAAGGGAAGAAGATGAGGAAGACGATTATATGTAAAATAATTATCTACAACCCATCCATGTGAGGGGTTTTTGTTTTGAGATATATTTATGAATATGGGAAAATTTATAATTACGGAAGAAGAAAGAAATAGGATTATATTACTTCATAAAACAAGAACATCCCAATTATATCTTACCGAACAAATTACAAGTATTGAGCAACAAACTATGATTGCTTGCGGTGCGGGTGATTTACTAAAAGTTAAAACACTTAATGGTAAAAATGCTCAGGAAGTTGATAATGTTGCTCACACTATCTGTGATAATTTAAAAAATAAGTTCCCGTATGAATACAAAGTATATAGCCCCAATTTTGAAAATTCAAGGCAGGCAGCATCGTCAGTTAAAACTCAACAAACTGCCAAAAAAACTATAGAAAAAAATGTTTCAGATAAAAACTACGAAAAATTTAAAAAATTTTGTGATAACACAAAACTATTAAGCTCATTTAAATCTTGGGCGGATACAAACTCCGCACCTCTAATTAAACAACTTGGGATTACCCAAAAAACTACTTTTTGTGATGTAAAATATTACCAATTATGGTTTGCGAAATTAAAAACCCAATATGTTTCAGGAGAATTTAAAACTTATTATTTGGGAGAAGCATTCAAACACATATATGACTTTGGTCAAGTTAAAAAAGAAGCTTTAGGTAAACCAGATATTACTTCAAAAAGAAGTACAACAGGAGGTAAAGAAAGAAGTTTGGTATTACCTTCAGGTAAAGTTGCGGTTATAAGTGGTGATGGTAGTGAGAGTGTTCGTCTACTTGGCAACTCTGTTGAAAAAGGTGCGTCTATTGAGGTATGGATTGATTTTATATCATTAATTTTAGAAATAATACCTGGTTTTGGCACTTTGGCTTCAGGAATTATTGATATCGCAACGTCACTTGTAAATTTGGTAAAATCATCATTAACAAGTGATACATTTGATAAAGCCATTCTTTTTACAAAAGGGATTGTTGGTTTGGCGGGAGCCTTTATACCTGCGGCTGGAAATGTGGTCGTTATAGCTGTAAAAAAATATTTGAGTGTAATTTCAGATTGGTGGGGAACCTTATTATCAAAACTCACAAATTTGGTCGGTAAAGGTAAAATAACAAAATCTTTGGCTAATAAATTATTGTCTGATGACCTATCAGCAATTTTGGGTGTAATATTTAATAAATTAATTAATTATGTTTCGGGAGTAACCAAAGACTTCGTAGAGAACGGATTAAAGGCGGGACTTGAAGGTGCAATTAATTTGTTAAAAGAAAATTCTTCTTTACCTGGTCTTAACGCTTTAATTGAAATTTTAGAGACGTTTTTATTACCAATAAACGGTTTAGTACAATTTATTAATTCTTCTGAAGGACAAGAAATTCAAAATTTACCAAGAGACTTATCAAAGGCATAATTTATAACCATATGATTAAATTTATAAAATTTTTTTTATTGTGGGTTTCTTCTAATTTATCTATTCCATTTTGGATTGTTGGGCATATCCATCTTGGAATGAATGTTTATGATGACGTAATTGAAATATTATCTTCTATTGGTATGAATTTACTTGTTGGGGTTGGATTTTATCTTGAGTGGATTGAATATAAAAAATAAAAATATGTATTTATTTTTACATGGAAAAAGTTATTTCTAAGATTGTTAAACATATTATGGAAAAAAAATTTCCTAAGTTTATTGACGTTGATGTAAAAAAGGAAAAAGATTTTTTTAATACTTACGTTAATGATGAGCTCAATTATGAATATCATATTTTTTTAACGGTTGACTATTCTGATTTTATCCCAATTAGTAATTCAGGAGAGTGGGATAAATTAAAATCATTTATTCGTGAAATAATTAGAATATCAGGAATTAAAAATCCAATTAGAATTTATATTAATTTTCCTGACGAAGATTAAAAATATAATCTTTTACCACTTGAGTCGTAGAAACTAATATTCAAATCAATATACATATAATCTTTATTTGTTATTAATATATCGTCCCATATTAAATTCATTGCCCTGTCGTATCTCTCATCCAAGTAATCAGAGAAAGATTTTTTGTTAAATAAAAAATCAAAGATACTATACAAATCTTTTTCGCTCACTTCTCTATCATTATAATAATTGTTAATTAACTTAACTTTGATATGTATTTGATTACCATCTCCATCAGAGGTAACGTCAATAAACTCTGAGATTATTTCCGATTCAAAATCAGAATATTTTATTTTTGTTACACTTGAGATTGAATTGGAGATTTCTCTAGTGTCAATTTTATTAAGATATATTTGATTTTTATCCGCATTATCAAAATAAAAATTAAAAAATTGTTTTAAATAGTAGAAGTTTGAAGGTCCTGGTGACGGTGGTGGAGGGATAAGATTTCCAAAAAATAATATTTCAGAATTAAAAAATTCTATAACAACGTATGGATTATAAGATAATTTTTTTGGGTTTGATATATATACATTAATCTTGTTTGAAGACTCGTTGTATTCAGATTTATAAGTTAACCCATGAAGATTGACCTTATTGTCTTTTATTAATGCACTATGAAATTTATTAATTAATTTACTATTAATCATGACATTTAATTATAAGTATTAAATTAATAAATTTTTTACATTTTGACAAATGAACAAGTTATTATTAATATATTTATTTTAATATGGAAAATTCACAACTAGAAAGACTACCTGATAAAGTTTTAATTAAACTTATTAGTAATATAATAAATGAATGTGAGAAAGATGGTGAAGATTGGTTAGATATATATTCAGATGAATCAATCTATGACATATTTGAAACAAATATTAAAGTAGTCGGAGTTAAAAGTGAGTCAATTGACGTTGATTACATTCTTTCTTTAATTAAATTAAATATTAAGGAAAAATTTATCACCCCACTAAAAAGACCAAAAATTGAGGCTTACGAGCAAGATATTTATATATCTGAAACTATATACCAAACTAACGTACATAGAGCTACAGTTTATTCTTATAATGAAAAAGACATAAAAAATAGACTTACTTTTGAAGAAGGTATAGGATATTTTTCACCATTTGATTGGGATATTGTTCATACACAAATTCATGATTCCGAAACAACGGAAATATACTACCAGAAACCTGAAAAAATAAACAAGTTTTAATTTTTTTTATTTAAATTATTTTTTTATATTTGCATCATGAGAATTGATAATTTTGTAAAAAATATTAGTATTGACGAACTTTTAGAATTAAGAGATAAGGTTAATAGTAGAATAAATTCATATGAAGACGGATATTTTTATATCTGTGATGTCCGTTCTTATGGAAGGAGTTGGAAAGAAAATCACGTAAACCCATATACTCTTCAGGAGTTATGTTATCAGTATTTTGGTGATGACGGTATTGTTGATGTTTATACAAACAATCCTGATTTGAATATTGAAAACTACGGGAATGTTAAATTTGTCCCAACAAAAGAAGATTTGGAGAAATGGAAAAATTATACATTTTTGGAAAATCATATTCCTCTATGGGAAAAAGAGATTGAGGAATGGAAAAACCGAGATAATGTCCCGTTTAATCAACGACCACTATTTCAACCCTATTTAAAGTCTGAAAATATTGAAGAATATAAAAAAGAAATGTCCCAAATTGAGGGAACATTTGTGGAACCTGTTAATTTAAAAAAATATTCTGACGACGAATCATAAATGATAACTAGCACTGATAATAAAATAATTGTCGGAGGACAAATTGAAAATAAAATAGATTTCCAAAGATGCGAATCTATGGGAGTTAAACCATACTATTTAGATGTATCAAATGATGGAAATTATAATATGGTTGAGATTACAGAAAAATTACCTATCTCAAAACAATTTATTAGTGTATTTTTATTAAACCCAAATCAGTTGGATGAAATTAATAAAGTTATTGATGGGGTTAACAGTATAACTTCTTTATATCTACAAAAAATTGAATTATTTAAGGAATATATTCCTTCTATATTAGTTGATAAGATAATTAAGTAATTTTATTCTTTCAAACCAAAAGACACTTGATTAATTACGTTTCCTTCAATCTCAAAAGAATATTTCGAAATTTCTTTAATATATTTTTTTATTTCTTTATCGTAGATTATATCTTGATATCTGTTAAGTAAGACAAATACATGGAGGTAGTACATCATCGGACCAATCTCTTCTTCATTGACTATTACTTCATTCACAATTTTAGGGAATTTGTGTTTTAAAGTGACATTAAGTAGTTTATTAATTGCTCCTGTTTCCATATATTATAAAATAAATATATTTATATAGAAAATAAATATGGAACAGTCTAAGCTCGAAAATATACCTGACAAAATATTGTATTTAATAATTAAAAAAATCAACGACTCTATCAATATTGATTTGGAAGATAGTGATTTTATTGAAGAATCTGACAGCATTGCAAAAATTATGGGTATTGGGAATCTTGACTATATTGATTATAACTATATCGCGTCAACATTTGAGTTGAATACGCCTTCTTTCTGGGAAAAAGATAAATTAGAAGGTGAAATTAATAGACCTAAACCAAAATTATATCTTTATGATTGGTATGAAAGAAAAATTGAAACTGTTGAGACAACTTATAGGTTACAACAAACAAGTTATTCTTCAAAATTAGTTGAAGACACAATACGAATGATTGACAATGATGGGAACCTTGAGTGGTACGATGGTAAGGAGATAGATAGAGAATATATTGATGGAGAAACAACTGATTCTGGGTTTATTCAGGGCTCAATCAGAGAAAGAAAATAATAATTACAATGAAACACTCAATCTATAGAGAAAAAATAAAAGACTTAATTAGAAAAAAGTTTAAAGTTGATTTAACTGGTAAAATTTATTTAGTTAAAAGTACATATGACGTTCCTATGTCATTTGACCAATATATTCATCCTAATGTTATAAATAGGTGGATAAATAATGACGAACCATTATATGCGATTAGAATTGGGAAATACGAGTTTTTATATCAAGAACAAAATGATAGGCCATTTGTTGTTAGTAAGGTTGGTGTTGATTTTTCTGAACGAGAATTCATGGATGCTGTTGGATTATCCCCTATTGGATTGACTATGAAACAATTAATTGATATTTATGGTGTAAATTAAAATGAAATATATTATAACTGAAAACCAATTGGATTATATCAAGCATATTAATGATGCTAAAAATATATTTTTTAAATACTGGAATAAAAAAGAACCTATTATTAACGATGAAGTTTTAAAATTATTTGGATTTAATCGTGCAGGTAGAGCAAGATGGGGAGAAATAACAATTACTATTGATATTGTTTATGGGTTTTTAAGAGAATATATAGGGGAGGATGAATCATCAAAAATTGTAAAAAGTTTTTTAGATAAAAAAATATTCGAGATTAATAATTGTGGAGGGTACCGATTCAAATTTGAAGTTCCCGATTATACCATAGATAGTGAAATAGGTCAAGTTAATTTAACAATAGATGTGATTTTAGAAGATAGTGAAGTTACTTTAATTATGACTACAGGTGAAACTATAAGTTTAAAAGATGCAATTGATGATGTTGAAATTGGTTGGGAGATACATGACGAAGTACAAGGATGTGTAATTGATTTTTTTGTTAGTAACTTATCTAATAAAACAGGGTATTCGGTTACTCTAAACGACATTAATTTTAATTAATATGAAAATAGTTTTAAAAGATACTCAGTTAGAAAAGATAAAAAATAAAATACAAGATTTAATTGATTATGAATTAAACCAATTGAGAGAAGAATCTGAAGAATGGGGAATGGGTGAAATGGATGAATTACACGAACTCCAATCTGTTGATAAAATCACTATTGACCATATTACTATGATTGGTAAAATTAAAGTCTATATTAACATTCATCGTGAACAATTAAGACATGATTTTGATAATTTAAGAGCGGAAATACAGTACAGATTAGAAAATTGGATACCAAATATTGAATTATATATAAATGAGATAATAGATGATAGGGAATTTGGGCCAGGAATTGACTGGTAATAAACTATTTATTTAAAAAAAATACATGAAAAATATTGAAGATTATAGAAAAAGATTCATAACTCTATCTGAATCTATCATAGGTAACGTTAAAACAATTTTAAATGAAGATGATGTTGCAAACGCTTTTTATCTTTCGGTATCTGAAGCACCTGGATACCTAATTGGATATAGTTGGTCCGATATAATTATTGAAGAAGGTAAAAGTCCAGTAGTTAAAATTAAAAAATTAGATGAATTTACATCTAAAGATGGAAAGTATGTTCAAACACCAAATAGTATAATTAATTTGGGAGTAACTGCCGCAGATGGGTTAATGTTTGTTTCTTGGAACCCATCGACACAAACTTTTGAAGATAATCAAGTAATGCTACTAAGACAAGGGGGCGGTGGTAATCCAACCTATTACCAAACAACTCCTGTAGGAACTGGAGACGGATTTGAAAAACTTAAAAGTAGTTTTCTCCAAAAAGTATCTGGAGGTGGAGCTCAAAATAAAACTGAAGATGGTAAAACTGAAGGGGCTGGTGGCAACACTGTTGACTTATCGACAGGTGGAGGTTGTAAGGCGAAGATTAGAGCTGAACTAGGAGGATTAAAAGAATTTAAAGACTCGGAAGGGAATTCTTTTAAATTGATTTCAATTGTTAACCCTAAAGTTATTAATACGGCAACTGCAGATGACCCTGAATCTAATCAGGCTTGTTTTGAGCAAGATTACTATGAAAAGAATTTAAAAACTTTTTTATATTTGGACGGAGAGTTTGATGATAGAGGAAGAGGATATGTTTATGACGGTAATGGAAACGCAGTAAAAAATCTCTATATTTCAAATGAGGAATATGTTATATCTAAATTATCTGCCCCACAAGAAAAAACTCAACCAAAAAGTTCTAATGAACAACCTAAACAAGATACTAAAACAAATCAGGGAACTCAAACAAATACCCAAACCAATACAAATCAAGGGACTAAAACAAATACAAATCAGGGAACTCAAACAAATACTCAAACCAACACAAATCAAGGAACTCAAATAAATACAGGAGGTGTACAACTTTCTCAATCCGCCAAAATTAATACGACTAATGACAAATCATTTGACTACGCATTAGACAACGGAAAATATTATTTTAAAGGTAAGGGAACCCAAGCTTCCAAATATCCTAATTGGGTTGAGGCAAAGGGTAATGGATTAAATAGTATTAAATCAAAAGTTAAGTTCTAATGTCATTTACAGGAAATAAAGAAAATTTACCTAAAGAGTTAAATGTATTTTTATCTAAATTTGAAAAAGAATTTGGAGACACCGAGTTTATTTTTAGCTCAGCTGACTCAGAATGGGACGATAGTAGATTATATTTATATCCTAAATTGGATATCGGTAAATGGATGAAAGGTGAGTATGTAGGGCATCCCCAACAATGGGTACAACAACTTTCAAAAATAATGACAATACAATACTTGGTTTCAGTTGTTGAGATTAAGTATTTGAATGGTGAAGAAGAACTAAAAGAATTGATGGATGGATTAAACGAGTGTATAAAAAATAATAACTATAAAGAATGGGTTCATAAAATTTATTTAGTTCAAAATAAAGAAACAGGGAAACCAATAGTTAAAGTTATGTTTTATACTGAGGATGATTTAGAAACTACTTCAGATATAATCTTAGGTCTACAAGATTGTAGAAATAAAATGGGATATAAAAAACCTGGAATAATTGATTTTACATGAGATATAAAATAGAAGACAGTAGATTTGAAAATTTGGTAGATGACTATATTTCAGAAGAGTTCTCAAACCTAAAAATGGAAAAGGCTAATGGAGTTGACGACATGTTTTTTTGGTTTAAAGAAGACAGGACTTTTGTTGTTGAATACATAGATGAAGGTTATGGGTTTAATGAGGACCTATATAATCACATTATGAATTTTTTTTCATTATCTCACGATGACATGGATTATTTTTTAAAAAAATGGATATCTTCTAATATGCCATTTCCGTTTAATGAAATTTATACAGTAGAGATGGGATAATTAAAAAATTGTTGTATATTTGCATTATGAAAAATATACTATTCTTCTTTTTTATCACTATTAGTTTGTTTTCTTGTCGAATTGAAACAAACAATGCAGAAATTAATGTCGAGAATACCGTAATAAAAGGGAGTTGGAAAGTTACACATTTTGAAAAATTTGATAGTGTTTCCACGCAAGATTACTCAGGGTATGTTTTACATTTTAATAATGACGGGTCAATTAATGTTGAACATGATGAAACATTAATCGAAGGAACATGGTCAATTTCTGACCCAAATCCGTACGAGGATTACATACAAGATTTAAAATTTAATTTATTTTTTACTGATGACCCACTAAATAAATTAACTAATAATTGGGATATTGATTTTCAAAACAATAATACACTTAGACTTGTTGATTTCTCAATGACAAGTGGTGAATCAATCCTTCTCGTACTTGAGAAGGTGTAATCACCAATAAGTTAAAAATAGAACCCCATATTTATGGGGTTTTTTATTTTATGATATATTTATTTAAAAAGATTTTTTATGAAAATTTCAGAACAGGAAAAACAAAGAATATTGGAGATGCACTCTATAGAAAAAGAAGTTGTATCAGAACAATTATTCTCGAAACAAAGAGCGGCAATTAAAGGAGCGGCTCAGAATGTTGGGACATATGTTAAAAACGCAGTTACTGCAGGTAAAATTGAAAGAAAACCTAAATTAGATGGTATAGCAACAAAGGCAAAATCTTTGGCAAATGTCACATATAACAGAATAAAAAAAGACATTGAATTACTTAATGGTTATCTTACTGAGGCAAAACCTGAAGGTGGGTACGAGAAAGAAACTGAAAAATTAAAAGAAAAACTACAGGCATTTATAGAAGCTTCAACCGAATACAATAATTTAGTTAGCGAATTTTATAATGGTATTATGAAATATCATGATGAAGTGAATCCACCAGCTAGTGGTGGAGCGAATACCCAAGGACAAACTGCTGGAACAGAACAAGGACAAGCACAAGGACAAGGCGGTACCCAACAAGGTTAAACCAAAAAATAGAATAATATTAAAAATGGCTAAAGCTAAAAAAGAAGGAAAACCAAGACGTAATCGTAAAAATTGGTTGAAAAATATAAAAAGAATTACTCAAAATAACGAAGTCCTTAAAAAAATAAAAGAACAAATATAATTAAACCCCCATTATTGGGGGTTTTTTCTTTAAAGTAATATTTATTATATATGAAAAATATATCATTAACTGAGTCTGAAATAAAAAAAATAATCGAACAAGTGATACAAGAATCTGACGAAAAACGTTTATCAAAATTAAAGTTAGATATACTTAAAACTTTACCTCATAAGGGTACTGAAAAAAAAACTGTCGATGAAATTATACAGGACATTGAGAGGGTGATTAAAAAATACAAACAATGAAATTACTAATTACCGAATCACAGTTAAAGACACTGTTTGACGACATGTCAAAATACCTTAATAATTATTTTTCTGATAGATATGAGATTTGTAAATTCGAATCCCATTATGATGAAGAGTTTCCAATATTAAAATTAAAATTAGATTCTAAATGGGTTAAAAATAATATGAATAATAATATTTTTACAAAAAAAAATGAAGTTAAGGATATTGTAAATAAAGCGAAAAAGTTAATAATTGAAAGATATAACGATTATATCGAAATATCTGTATATGCTGGAAAATGTTGATTTTTTTTTAAACAATTAAAGTATTTATATAAAAAAACAAAAAATATGAAAAAAGTTAGATTAACAGAATCAGATTTAATTAACATAGTTAAAAGAGTTTTAAAAGAAGAAGAGGGTCAACCTACAACTTGTACAGGTAATTATGACCAACCAAAAGGTTCTTTATTCGTTTTAGACGGAAATTTATATTTCCAATACATGGATGAAAAAGGAAGCCCAATTAAGTGTCAAGTACCTAAAAATGAATTGAAAACAAGTTCAATTAAGACAAGATAAAATATGTCAAAAATTTTAACCGAAATATCTCAAATGAAATACCTTTTTGGTTATAAAAGAGGTGTTGTCATATCAGAGCAAGTTCCTGAAGCCTTACTAAAACAAATTAATGATTTAAATGGAAAAAAGGAAACCTTAACTGTTAAATACATGAAGTGTGAAGGAGGGGAAGGTGAAATTGACCCTAAAGTTTTTACATTCTCTAATATTGGTGACAAAATGATTATTAAATTTATATTAGAACCAACTCCTAAAGATGAAACTGATAGTATCTTAACTTGTTTGGGTGGAGATGAGCCAATGAAAGACAAATGTTTTGAGGTTGACCAAGATGGAGAAACTTATATGGCAGGACTAAGAGTCGATTGTACTACTGGAAAGTACAACTAAAATAAAAAATTCAAATAACATAAACCCTCAATAATGAGGGTTTTTTATTTTATATTTGTTTAATATTTATTACATATGGATAAATTTGCAAAATTATTTAAAAAATATATTGATTTAAATTTTAAATCACCTGTTGAATATTCGGTTGAACATAATGACGGAAAATTGACAATATGGGAAATTGTTGATATATCTAAGGCTGATTTAAATCATGCAAATTATGACCCATCATATAGAAAAATTTTTTATCCAAAACGACCAAAAGGAGCTCATATTTTTATTGTTGATGAAAACAGTAGGTTAAATAAAATAAAGGAAGATTTAAGAAAATTTTTTAAATTAGATATTGATTTTTGGACAGGATTTAAACCAATAAATTATGATTATTTAGATAATATTGAAAATAAAATAAAAGAGGCAGTTAAAGAAAACGATTATCCAAATATTGAAGTTGAGTTTAAAGGAGATTTACCAAAAATAGCCTTACTTTTTTCAAATTTACCTGATGAATTAAAAGAAAGAGAAAATATGACAGAATATTTAAATAATTTAAAATTGTATACTAAATTAAAATATAATATTGATATTGATTCATATTCATTAACATGGAGAATTAGGTAACATAATTACTTAAAATTGTAATTAAAAATTTCACAATCAGGATTCAAATTTCTAAAATCAGGAAACATAATATCACCAATATCATTATTATCAATATGTGAAATATGTAGTTCTGTAAAATACGGACAGTATTTTTCATATGTTTTTTTACCCCCAATACAAAAGTCAACATCTAATATGAATGAATCTCTTTTATCTAATATAACTTCTCTGTTTTTTAGTATTGGTAAAGATGAAAATGTATTATACCCAACTATGAGCCTTTTATTTAATGTTAATTTTATAAAATGTGACATATCCCCTGAAGATTTCCATAATAGTTGATTATCAAGACCAATATACCCTAAATTATTTACCGCAATTATACCTTTCATAGTTTTTAATATTAAAATATTTGTCGCAAAATTACATAGTGAAAATATAATTATTTATAATATTTATTAATGAATGGAAAATTTAATAAAAAGAATTATTGAGGAAGAAACTGGACTTAAGCTACAGAAAATTGATAGGTTAATTCTTTCTAAAATTCATGAAAAAAAGAAAGAACTTAGAACAAAGGAAAATATTATCGACTATCTTAAAGAGACCCTTAAATTTTGGGGGATGAGTCCAAATAAAGCTTTGTTATACTATTATCTTTTCACATTGAATTATGACAAGGACGGTAACTATAATAGTAAATCTCCTGATGATTTTTTAACTATTACTGAATTAAATCCTGCAAAAATATCTAATATAAAGGCGTCCGATTTTGTTGACTCCACACTTCCATTTAGAGGGAGTAATTTAGATGGGTTTTGGGAAAAAGATAGTATGGGTACATATCAATACGTTGTGACCTCTTACAGATGGTATCCTATTTTTATTTTTAAAGATGGTATTTGGTATGGTAATACTAATCCTTACTCTAGTTCCACATCAAAACAAATGTCTAATGCAAGACCTGAAGGACAAATAAAATCTTTAACTAAAAGAGAAATTGAACTATTAAGAAGTGGACGTTCTTATGATAAAATAATTGGAACTAGACCCGAGCGATTTGTTGATAGTATGAAGAATGAACTTAAAGATAAAAGGTCATCGATAAAAGTACCTAATACAGATGGTACTATGGTAACTGTTAATTTTATAATACGTAATTTAGAATTGGTCGGAAACCAAGTTGAGTTTGATATTGAAGTAACCTCACTAAAAAATTCAAACGGAGAAAAAGTAAATCAAGTTGAAGGACAATTAAATGATAATATTGTAAATCAAATTACAAGAATATATCAAAACAAATTTAGGGATAGTTTATTAGGTAATGCCCAAACATTAATTAAAATAAAATACAGATAATTAAAAACCCCTCGTTGAGGGGTTTTTAATTTAGTTAACTGAAACGACTTCCAAATCAAAGATTAATTTTTTTCCCGCTAATGGATGATTTGCATCCAATACAACAGTACTATCTTTGATTTCTTTTACTAGGACATTAATTGGTCCAAATTGGTTTTGACCTTGGAGCATGTCCCCCACTTTCGCATCTTGTGGGATTCTATCTTTTTCGATTTCTGAAATTAACATAGGATTATAATCTCCATATGCGTTTTCAGCTTCAATCTCTACAGTCTTTGTTTCACCAACAACCATATCAATTAAACCATCCTCAAATCCAGGAATTAACATTCCCTGACCTAATGTAACATTTAAAGGCTCACGACCCTCTGTGATAGAACTATCAAATATAGTACCATCCTCCAACCTACCTGTGTAGTTTACAGATACATTGTCTCCATTTTCAATTTTCTTCATTTTTAATATTTTTTATAATGATAATTGTTTTAAATGATAAAATCAAATTATTTTGTAAACCATTTCGGAATTTCTCTATTTTTCCATGATGCAAACCCCGACTTAGCCCCACGATAGTAATTTCTGTACGATTCAACCACATCCTCAACTTTATACTCGTCAGGCATTGCTTTGGGTGGTTCAGTAAATCCTTTGTCACAAATGTTTACCTTATTTGTGATACACCACTCAATCACATCTTGGGATTTATGTCTCTTACCATATCGGTATGTATATTCCTCACATAACTCAAGACCCAATTCACATAGGTAAAGATAATTACTTAAACTCTCACGAGTCCAAATAGCACAAGGATGATTTTTGTGTGATAACTTGTAGGGTACTTGGTGGGTAACTTGGTGGGTCACATGGTGGGCACCACACAATAGCTGAGCGGTCTCAAGTATCATCTTGACTACGTGTTTGTCAACGTGATACTGAGCGCACTTCTTAACATCAAAATCCAAAAAGAAAATATTCATAATTTATTTGGACTTACGTTTTTTACTAGTTATATTTTTTTCGTCTTTATAAATAATCTCAACCGAGATAGGTCCAAACTTAAATTTATCAAAATCATAAGTCCAAATACTAATAGTATCTTCGGTTTCGTATTTTCTAATAATTTTATTTTCCATATTTTTTACAAAAATAATAAAAAAACATTAAATTCTGCATATTTATATAAAAAAAAATTATGAAAAAAGTAGTAAAGTTAACCGAAAAAGATTTAACAAGAATTGTTAATCGAGTGATATCTGAAAACAAAAAAAATAATAAAGAAAATATACAAGAAATGGAAAATTTCTTTAATCCTGAAGCTATGAGTACTGGAGGGGCAATTATTACAATGGCACTAACAGTTATTGGTCTTTTGGGATTTGCAGGTTTTGACATTATAAGAGAAACAATTCAAAAACTAAGAAAGAAAGGACAAGAAAAAGAAGCTAAACAATTAGAATCACTTTTAGCTAAAAAAGAAGCGGAAATGGGTGATGATGAAGAATTATACGAATTTTAATAAATTAACTATCAATATTAATTAAATAAAAATCTTCAGAATTCTGAAGATTTTTTTTTGCAATCAAAAAAAAAGTTTTATATTTGTTGGAAATAATAAAACAATATGAAAAACTTACCCACAAAAATTACTGCGGCAATGATGGCATTAGTATTGTCTGTATTGATGTTAGTTTGTTCTCCAAATAAATTTGTAATGACTTTGTCAATCATTTTTATTTTAATTCAAATGTTTGTGTGGGGTAGATTGATGAAAGAAATTAATAAATAATAAAAAACCCCCTATTAGGGGGTTTTTCTTTTAAACAAAACTCATAGTATCCCCAAAATTCATATGATGTTCGTGGTGTTCATCTAACATCATATGGTAAGCTCTAGCTAAACGTGTCATTCCTATACCTCCACCAAATCTTGGAAAAAATTTAAATGATAAAAATTCTTCTAACTCCTTCTCAACTCTTTCTTTGCCAAACAATTCAAAAAGTTTATTGGCATACCCACCATTTTCAATTGTGTAGAACATTTCTCTCATTTTTTCCACATCACAACTTCTTTCAGCCGAGCCAATTGTTTCCTGACCATACATAATAACATCTACTTTATTGAATATCCCATTTGTTCCATGCTGCATATTCCAAAATGGGTTTGTTCTTAAAGGAAAATGTTGTAAAGAAACAACTGAACCCTTTTCTTTCCACATTCTTTGTTCGTGTTCATCTTCAAGTATCTCAACTCCACCGTATTCTGCACACATACCTTCGTATGTTACATTTTTTGGTTTATTGAATCCTAAATACTGTAGTAATTCTTCTTCTAGCTTAATCAAATCTAACATCTTACCCTTTGATTCAAATTCGAACATCGGGAAGATTAATTCATGACGACCAGGGATTGGGTTTTTCTCTTGTCTGTAAGATGTCGAAATACAGTACACTCCATTCCACTCAGGATTTTTTAATAATTCGTACTCTAACCACATTTGACCTGTTTGAGGTAGAGGCCAAATCTCTCCTTGATACTCAAATGTTGCTATTGAATGTGGGTTTTCACAAGCCGCTAAAATAGATAGTCTTGATTGTGTTGGTACTTCCTTGAATCCCTTAGATTGGAAGAAATCTCTCATTTTTTGAACTAGTTCGTTGTAAATTTTTGTGTTTTTCATTTTTTATAATTTATTTTTATTATTATGGGCAAAAAAAATCCTGACAATTGTCAGGATTTTTTATAGTTTATATTTAAATTTCGATTATTATTCATCATTTGATATTAAATATATATATTTTTAAAAAAGTTATCAATACTACACAAATATTTATAGTAAAAATATTTTAAACTATTTATCAGTATGAGAAAATTACTCACAGAGGTCGAAAAAATTAAAGAAATTATGGGGGTTTCATTAAATGAATCTCCTAAGTCAACTGAAGAACATGTCAAGTCAATTAAAACTATTTTAACGACTAATAACATATTAAAGAAAGAAGTGGATGTTTTATTAGATGAGATAGTCAATTTATCTGATGACCAGATAATAAATTTTGATTTATTAGAAAGAGGAGTAAGAAATACTCTTCTTAAAAAAGGAGATAAATTTAAAAACGTATTAAAATACTTTGCAAAAGTGCTAGGTTCTTTAAGAAGACGTGAACCTGATTCATATGAAATTGAACCTGAAATTAATGATTATAGTTTTGAACCTGAAGAACCCTCAATCCTAAAGAAAAAGATATATAAAAAAGAATTATATTATTTACAAGTTGAATTATTAAAATTACAAGAGTGGTTGAAAGAAACTAACAAAACAGTAATTATCGTGTTTGAAGGTAGAGATTCAGCAGGGAAGGGTTCGACCATTAAAAAATTTACTGAAAATTTAAATCCAAGATATTATAATATTATTGCATTGGGAGTACCTACACCTGAAGAAAGACAAAATTGGTGGAAACGATACCAAGATAAAATTAAACCTGGTATGATTAATTTCTTTGATAGAAGTTGGTACAATAGAGGTTTAGTCGAACCTGTAATGGGGTACGGTTCAACAGAGGAATATGAAGACTTTATGGAAAATGTAGAAAATTTTGAGAACTCTTTGGTTGAGAACGGAGATTATTTATTTAAACTTTGGTTTTCAATCGATAAGGAGACTCAGGCAAGAAGATTTGATATGAGACAACAGTCACCATTAAAATATTGGAAATACTCTCCTAATGACTCTAAAATGCAAGATATGTGGGATAGATTTACAGAATTCAAACAAAGATTATTTGATAAAACATCTACTATTAATCATCCTTGGATTGTTTTGGATGCTAATGATAAAAGAGTTTCAGGATTAAATGCCATTAGATATATTTTACAAAATATACCGTATAAAGGTAAAAATGAACAATTATTAGATAAAGAATTTCCTGAAGCAATGACAATATTAAAACCTGAAAATTAATGAACTTAGTTAAGATATTAAGAAATATAATATTGGAGCAAAAATCGGACCCTAAAAATCCTAACTCATATCCTACTCATGATGAGTGGTCCATGCAAGATTGGAAAACTTTTTATGATGCATTAGTTAAAAAATGGGGTAAAGAAAATGACGCAAAAAAACAATTTTTAAGGTATTGGGAACCAATATACCAATCTTGGTTAGATGAACCAGCCGAAGATGAGTTGGATGATGAATCGACAGGATTTAAAGATTGGTTTAAACAAAAAGAAATGTGGAATGGTCCAGAAAATAGACCTTACACAGAGCAAGAATTTAAAGATGTTTTAAGATATAAAGAAAAATATGGTAATAACCAAACTGGTGGATATGCGACACGATGTTCTTCTAGGGCAATAGACTTTATAAAAGGGGAAGAAGGATTTGTTGATTACGCATATGATGATAGAGAAGAAAAAAACCCAAAAACAAAGGTTGTTGGAAAATGGAATAAGATTGCTAAAGATTCAGTTTTAACTATTGGTTATGGTCAAACTAAAATTGGTAATAGATTGGTAAAACCTGGTGACACTATAGATGAACCATCGGCTTCAGTATGGGTTGAAAACTTCATTAATAAAAATATTAATAACCAATTGTTAAGTTTACCAGGTCATGACAAATTAACACAACAACAATTTGATGCATTATGTTCACTAACTTATAATCTTGCAAACAATGTCTCGGCATATAATGGAACTAATTTACAAAAAACAATATCCGCAAATCCTAATTCACCTAATGTAAAAAAACATTTTACAACAAAATGGGAACCTTTAACTTTAGAAAGAAGGAAACGAGAATATAAAATATATAGCGAAGGTAAATATGAACCAATTAATCCTGTAAAAAAATAAAAGATTTAGAAATATTTATATAGTATGAAAAAACAAATAACTCTTACTGAAAATCAACTTGAGAGAATCGTTAAAAGATTAGTTAACGAAAACGCTAGATACGTAATGTCACCTGAAGAATTTTTCAGGGAAAAAAATAAATCACAACAATATACCTGTGATTTCTCAAACAAATGTTTTGTAATTCACGATGGGAATCATCAAATAGATGTTGATGATAAGTTTATGGAAAAACACAAAATCCCTAACGGAATTGGTGGGACTATTTTCCATGACGCTAAAAATATTTATTTCTGTCCTGACTTTGGTGATGATAGACCCCAAAGAACTATTCAGATTTTCTAACATTTCCTCGTATTCGTAATACTAATACAGGAATTGCCATGTCATTTGAATGAATTGAAATTGACTTATTAATATAACCTTCTCTTTTTGAATCGTACGTTACTTTAAGTGGGTACGATTCATTTGTTTTTATAGGATATAGTGGACAAGATACTTTTACCCAAGATACTGAAGGTTGACATTTACTTATTAATAAGGGAGATTTACCAACATTTTTAATATTAAAATAACAAATAGCAGAATCTCCAAAATTAATATTACCAAAATCAAAAACTAATTTATCAACTTCTATTGTTTGTGAAAAACTTATAATAGAAAACATTAAAAATATGAAAACTGATAACTTTTTCATAATTTATAAATTATATTAAATTAATAACCTCAATTTCTTTAGTAATAACTTCTTCATTATTCCACTCATGGTGAACGGATGCCGATTTATTTACCATATCAAATTCAATATATCCTTGGGACCCTTCATTAATTTCCCAACCACCAAAATCGCTCAACATTGTGTATGAAATATCCTCAATTATACCATTTAAATCGGCACTATTTCCATCTATCTCCATTGAATCTACCTGACCACTATCTCCTCCGCCGCTATAATATACTTTAATTTCTGTTACACCTTCTTTAATATATTCAGATAATTTTTCTTGGTAATCAGTTCTCAAATCGTCAAAATCTGTTTCAGAAAAGGCAGATTCAGTACCTTGTTCGTAATAATAACCCCGAATAGTCATAGTTAATTTATCTAAATTAATGTAAAAAACTAATCCTCCGTTTTCACTATAATCATTATCACCGTAAAAAAAATCAGTGTCAAAGTTTTCAATATAGTTATCTAACCATTTTTCAAATTCTGGTATAATTGAAATCTTTCTATTTGTATCATCATCACTAATTTTTGAGTAGCTTAAAGATTCAAACTCTCCCCAGTAGTTTACCTCAATATGACACTCTGTAATTGCATTTGATTTCAAATACAATACTAACATTTTAAATATTTTTTTATCATCCATATTAATAAATATTTTTAATCTTCAATTTTTAATGTTCTAATCATCCAAGTTGGTCTTTCTTTGTTATTAAGGTTATCTATCCATTCCTTAGCTGTCGGGATGTACCCATAACAATCTTCACGAACATGTTGTTCCCCAACATATCTTGTATAAACAGTTCTACCATCGCTATTAATAAAGGACGGGCCAAAAACTTTCTCCATTTCAAAAATACCTTCCGAATGATGTCTAAATAAACGATGCATAGAATGACCGTACCATCCTTTAGTTTCATCTAACCAATTATGTAAATGTAAATAATCTTCAATTTTACCTCCCCAAGATTTAACTGAGGATTTAGAGTGTTCAATTGGGTGTGACATGATTTATCTCTTTTATTGATGAATTTATTAATAATTTGTCAGATATTGCAAAAAATTTGTAGGTATCCATTATGAATAAATTTAATGCGTCAGGAAATAAACATAATGAATCGTCGTCTATTTTTGATACATATAAAGTTACATTACAATTATATACTTTAGATGATGTGGAATAAGAAAAATCTTCAACCACAACATAGGAACATGGTCCAAATACTAACTCAAGGTCTGATTTGGATAATTTATTAATTGCTTTTTCAAAAACCTTCTTCAACTTTGATTCTATATTCAAAATTGTTAATCCTTTGCGAATAAACTATTTTTATTACAAATTTAATTATTTTTTTAATTTCATCAATATTAAAATTCTCATTCATAAATAATTGATTGGAGTTAATGAAGTAAGGTGAAATAGTATTATCACTAGGATTTAATATTAAATTTAAAAAAGTGTCATTAATACCCAAATAATCTTTAAGATTGTTTCTACTACAGTATATTAAAAATTTAAAATTTAATCTGTCATTTTTTGTTTCTTCTATATCAGTAAAAATTATTTCATCGATAATGGGATAATCAATTTTAATATATTTATTAACAATAGTAGATAATACTGTAATTTTATCCATAAATTTGTAATTTATAATGAAGTATAAGTCAGAATATGAATTTTTTCAAAATATTTTAGAAAAAACATCTAAAAAAAAATTTCCATATATTATAGATATTTCTGTAAATGAAGAAGATTTTGAAAAACTTTTAGAGGAAGGTGGCAATGAGTTCTTATATACCAGTTGGTTAAAAATTTACCTTAAATATGATTTGGATTATATTATGTCTCACGATAGTAAAATAACACCATACCTCCAAGACTATATTAATGCGTTATTTTTTTCTTTATTTAAAATAAATATAATAATTTCCTTAGATTTAGTAGCTTCAAGATGAAGATTAATATTAAAAATAACTCAACTAAAAATATAACAAAAGTTAATGTTGTTAAAAATTTTTTAATTTTTTGTCAGAGTAATTCGCCGATAAAAAATAATATTAATATAGTTTTAGTTGATTCTTCATATGGTGATTTACCGCAAGGTAAAATTTTTATACCTTTATCTGATGGCACAATAATAGACATATTAAATAATGTTGCAAATATTTGGATTACAGAATTCTCAAGACAAAGAAATATCCCATGTAAAAATAACGAATCAGAATTACTCGTTAATTTTTTTTTAAGAGAGAACCCTTTGATTAAGAATTTATTGTATATTTGATTTATGAATAAAGATTACATGAAAATTATACAATGTATTAAGTCATCTAAGACTGACAAACATTATGAATCCTGTCATAACATGGTTATGAATTTTGAAAAAAAATTCTGCTCGACTAAAAATGAAGATTGTTCTTACGCTAAAAAATTGGGTATAAACCTTAACCAAAAACTAATTTTAGAAAAGATGAAATTAAGTAGTCTTTAATTTCTTTATTGATATAATTTTAATACCCTTACCTTTATTCTTTAAAGTTATTTCATTTTCATTAGGATAAAGGATGTTGTTTGAAATAGTATCTACAAAATCTACCATATCCTTATTAACCTCAACAGTAAATAAAAACTTATGAACCCCATAACCTGAGGCATATGAGTGTGAGTCTAATAAATCTTTCTTACTAATGGAATAATGAGCACCCAATTCTTCTTTGTTAATATCAGATATGTTATCTGCAAAAATTATTCTATATAAAGTTATTTTATCAGGTAATGAATTAACATGAGATATTAAATTTTTTAATTCTTCTTTAATATCTTCTTCTTTAAAGTCCATGGACTTCAGTAAAGTTTTAAAGTGTCTTAATTCAGATTTTGAAAGTGTCATATTATAAAAGAATAAACAACGTAATTAACAAAAGACCACTACCCTCGATAATTGCTACCCTTCTCCATATTTTTTTACGATTTTTTTCTTCGGATAATTTATTTTCAGTATCAACACGTAAAGATTTTTCTGTTTTAGCTATTTGACGTTGGTTATTTGCTTCAACCTCTAAGCTATCGTATAATACATTTAAATTATCATAATCGTTTCTAAGTTGTTCTACATTTCTTGAGCAGTTAATTGAAAATTTATATAAAGAATCAAAATTTTCTTTATAAACTTCTTTATATTTTAATTTAACTAATAATTCAGCTTCTTGTTTCTTATTGAAGAAGATTCCCGTATCCCCTTGGAATACTATCCTTAGAGGTACCAAATTTTGCCCATAAACTGTCACGTTTATTATTGTCAAAGTTAGGAATGTTAGAAATATCTTTAGCATTTTGTTCATTTTTTTTAATTATATTGTTAATTATTGTTGTTTGCTTATTATCATAAGCAATTTGTAGTTCTCTATTTTTTTGATTTAATGAGTCAACTCTACTTCTGAGTTCCTCAATTTTTTTAGTATCTTCAAAATATACCTTTTCGGCTGGTTTATTGTATAAACTATATACAATTATCAATAAAATTATTATTACAACATAATACCAATACTTATTTAAATTATATATAATTTCAGTAATCAATCCATTAGGAGTTTTCATCATCATCTTTATTTTTACCTTTATTAAATATTTTTTCAATCACAGTTAAACCCATTCCACCTCCTGATATTAAGGCTAAACCGTCAAACATAAATTCAGGTAAAATTTTACCCATAAATGTTGCAACGTATGCTAAGACTAATATATTGACTATAATAACAATACTTACAACTCTTTTAGATGAAACTTCTCCCTTTGCGGATAATAGTTTGGTAAACCAATTTTGTTTTTTTGGTGATTTAGTTTCCATAATAGTACATTTTACTATAAATATTACCTTCCTTGTCCTCTGTAAGGTTTTTTATAGTTTTTAGAACGTTTATTTGACGTTTCTTTTTTTGAAAATCTACCGACTTTTTTACTTCCAAAATTTATTTTTTGAGAATTTGCTGTTTTTGATGTTTTTGCTGCCATATTATAACGTTTATCTTTAAATATCAAAGTATTTATATTTTAAATAAGATAGCTTCTATCATAAACATTAAATACGATTCAATGGATAATGACGACATGGAGGAATGTTTTCCGAAAAAATGTTGCAACAGTATGCTTAATTCTGGCAACATTCTTCAACCCTTTAGGGTTCGACGTAATCTTCAAAATGGTTTTAGATTATACGAATTCTTATTGGAATACAACTTTCATTTTTTATATCGTATCGCTATTATTCTTTGGGTTATATTTCTTGCTTCGAAAATCACTTAATAATGACAAACTTATCAAAAAAAATTAAAAATATATTAATGGAATCTGATTATACGACTGATTCTGATAGACCAACACAACCAAGAGAATTTGAGATAAAATCAATGTTTGGTCAAAAGTATGGTCCTTATATTCCAAACGATGTTTTAAGATATATTCGTAAAAATCCTGCTTTATTTGTTAAAAGGTTATATGAGATATACGGTAATAAGTTACAGGAATATTTAGATAATGCAAAAAATGAAGGCTTAATTGAAATTACAGAATCAATGAAATTTCATTTAGATAACAAAATTCCATTGACTGAAAATGTCTATAGACCTCACTCGGATGCCTTTTTTAATTTAATTAATGAAGCTAGAGAACTACACAAAAAAGGTATTGTACAATTTAAAAAAGACGAAATTGAATTATTAGAATCTGATTTGGGAACCAAAGTTAAACTTTCAAACGGACAAGAAGTTTATTTGGACATTCCAATAGTTGAGGAGTCGTTGAATGAAGCGGAATATAAAGGAAGAAAAGTTCAAATAGGTAAACCTATGAGAAATACTGGAGGTGGTAAAAAATATGTAGTATATGTTAAAAACCCATCAACAGGTAAAGTTAAGAAAATATCTTTTGGAGATGCACATGGAGGATTAACTGCCAAAGTATCAAATCCTAAAGCTAGAAAAGCTTTCGCTTCAAGACATCAATGTGATAAGAAAAAAGACAGAATGACTGCGGGTTATTGGGCTTGTAGAATAAATAGATATGGACACCTATGGGGTGGAAAAACTTATCCTGGATATTGGTAATGAAACTTCCTTTTTCACAAAAAGATTTAACTGAAAATGTTAAAATAAGAACATTTAACCAAGATACAGATTCTGGTGAATTTACATGGCATAGAGATAGAGAAGACAGAATAGTTGAGTTAATAGAGGGTAAAAATTGGTACACTCAGTTAGATAATGAGCTACCTAAAAAACTAACTAAAGAAAATAAAGTTTATATACCTAAAGGTATTTACCATAGAGTTATAAAAGGAGACGGAGATTTAGTAGTTAAAATAACTTTTTTATAATGACAGAGAAAGAAATAGAACTAGTAAATAAATTGTTTAAAAAAAAAGAAAATCACATAGTTGATGGTTCTTTTGGTCAAATTAAACTTTATTATAATTTTAAAATCACAGGTATAAAACCTATGATATCTATTGGTGAATGGAAAAATTATTTAACATGTAATATTACTGTAACAAAAGTAGAAGGGCCTAATGCAAGATTATTCGAGTTGTTACCTAAAATTAATTTAAGGTTAAAAGAATTTAATATCTATATAGAAACTTTAATGAGAAGATTTGGTAACGATGTTGAAAATTCATTAAAGATATTTGACGTTGATAGAGTTATTGTTGAGAGACTTGAATTTGCTGAGGACATGATTGTTGTTGACAGTTTACCTAAAATTGAAAATTTAACCGAATCTAAAGTAAAACGAAATGTTATAAGAAATGTTATTAGAGATATTACTAACATAGTAAAGATTGGTGAAGAAGATGAGTATAACTTACCCTATGACATTAATGGTGAAGACGAGTATTATTTCGATGGGTTGCCCCCATTTAATATATTATTAGAGACAGTTAAAAGTGATAAAATTAGAGGTAATAAACCATATCAAATAGATGCTGATTATGTTATAGGTCAAAATGAAATTAATGTTTTATTAATTTATAAAGAAAATGAATTAAGTAAGTCACTATACAATATGATTGGAGACCTTAACGATTATATCTCTCATGAACTACAGCATTTAAAACAAGAAGATGAGGGTACTATTGATGATAACAATGAATTTAAAGGAACTAACAAGGATTATTTTCTACAAAGAGATGAAATAGAAGCTCAGTATCGAGGGTTTAAAAACAAATCAAAAATAACAAACCAACCCATAACTAAGGTGATAGATGATTGGTTTAAAGAAAATTCAGAAAGATTTGATTTGACTGATGAAGATGTTGAAGAAATTAAAACTGAGATATTAAAATACGGAAATTCTTAATTTTTAACTTTCTCAAATAATTTTTTAATCAAATTATTCATAAGAGAACTTGATAAACTTGTCACTCTCGCGGCTACAAGTCTCTCACCAACTTCAAGTAATTGTTCTAATGTTACATTAGAAGTTTCAATCATTGTTATTAATATTCCTAAAATTGGTATTAAAAATGTAAAACTCGCAATGTTCAGGGCGTTTGAAACGGTTAACCCAATTGATTCTAAAAATTTAAAAAGTGCTGCTTGTAATTCATTTCCTTTTTTTAATGCGGACTCAAAAACTTTAGATAATTTTTTTTCTTTAATTTTTTCGTAGATATTCTTTATGCTATCTACATTATTATAAAATAACAATGAAGTTACCCCTAATGATATCATATAAACATCGGACTCGCTTAATTCAGGATTTTCACCTTTAATAAATGAATTTAACGGACCTATAAATCCTGCGATTGTTGAGCTCCAAGTCAATAAAAACTTAACATCTAACTTAAATAACCTGTCAGATTCTTTCGCCGATTTTTTACCAATATTAACTAACTCGTTAATAATTTTACCTAAATCATTAAGTATTGATTCTGTAATTAATCTTTGATTTGACTCTTCAGTAATTATAACTTTCATTGTATTTATAAATATATGATTGAAAAAATTAATCCTAAATTATCGGTCGGAGATAGAATAATTTGTTTAGAAATGGCCGATGAGCCGACTATGATAGGCCAAAGAGGTACTATAACTAAAGTACATGATAGACTTTTAGATACTCTTGGTTTAGTTTATGATGTTAATTGGGATAATGGTAGTAAATTAACTTTATTAAATACTGATTATTGGACTTCTGAAAAAAATATGAAAAATATACAAGAAAGCTCGGAAAAAGAATTTATGGATAAAATAATGTCTAATGCAGACGTATTTAAATTATTTGATTTAAAATTTTTATTTAAATTTTTAGAAAAATTAAGAGAATCTGGTGTTGTTAATATGTTTGGGGCTTCACCATATCTATATATGGGTAGTGAAAGAATTACTCACGAACATTATTACAACGAATCAAAAGATGAAGAAGCTTTCGATGAATTAGTCGAAATGTCTGATGAAGCCAAAGACAAGATGATTCAAGGAAGTATTAAAGTTTTGAATAAAATGAAAAAAGAAGTAACCGTTGAATCAGTATCTAGAATTGTTAGAAATTATTCTAAAAAAGTTTTAGACATGTGGATGACTACCTACCACTAAAAATATTGGATTTTGCTCACCAAAATACCCACCAATAATATTAAAATCAAAGTATTCATAAGCTTCTTCTGAACTCATGTCCTTACAAAGTTTGGAAATTATCATATCTTTAGAGTAAAGAATTCTTGTTAAACCACCGAATTCTTCAGTAATTCCAATAATGCAATCATCAAATCCATTCAGAATTATTGCCCCTTCTGCAAGCTCATCCAACAAAACTCTCTCCATTTTTAAATTCTTCTAAAGTTATACCTTGTGTATCTTTATCACTTATTTTCATTTTGAAAATAAATCCTGTCATATATTTTGTGACAATTTCTTTAACTTCATTTACTGAATACCAATCAATACAACCTTCATCTTTTTGAGAATACTCATTATCTACAAGATAGTTAATAATAGTATCTCGTTCTAAGGTTAGAAATCCGTGAGCACAATTATTCGGAACTAAAACAGAATTACCTTCCTTTAGAACAAAAACATCAACTTTGCCAAAATCAGAACTATTTTTATCAATATTAACAATAAAGTCAACAATTTTACCTTGGACTACTGAAACTAATTTTGTTTGAGACTTTGGATTTTTTTGATAGTGTAATCCTCTAAATACAAAAATATCTGTATTAATACTAATGTTTGATTGTACCCATTTTTCAGATAGTTTAATTGGTACAAATTTACCCCTATGGTCTGTAAAAACTGGTTGAGATAAAATCTGTGGTTTCATTTAATAAACTTAACTTAAAAATATTTTTTTGTCAATTGATAAGGTACATATATTTATTGCTAAACTTTAATAATGAAAACATATTTTTTAAACATATCTGAGGAAGAAAAAAAATCAATTACTGAAAAACATAGAGAACTATATAATGGTTATCAAACTTTACAACCTGAAAATAAAATGTCTCCATTGAATGTTGAGAATTTGGCTCAGGATGATAAAGGGGCTACTCTTAATAATAAGTTTGAAGTTACTGAATATAAAAACAAAGGTATTAATAAACCTATGATGACACAATGTAATGAATGTGGCAATATGGTTAACGAAGGAGATGTTTGTGAATGTTCAGGATATAAAATGGAAGAAAAACAAATGTGTGATGAATGTGGTTCACCTATGAATGAAGATAATGTTTGTGAATGTGGTGAAAGAGGTATGAAATATTCTGAAGAAGAAATTAAGGAAAGTATTAAAGTTAAATCTAAAGCAGATAAAGTGTACGAACAAATTAATGAATCATTGGATTGGTTCAGAAGATTTAAAAAATACTAATGATTAAGGTTAAACAAATAATTGATTATTATTATAATCCATCTACCGATATTATTGAGGTTAGATTTAGAATTTCTGGAGACCCTGAAACTGAAATGAGGGAATCCGAGTTTGAAATTTCAACAACTAAAGACTACGGGTATTTAATAATAGATTCGGATAGTTATGAATCTGAAGATTTAAATTTTGATTACGAAGAGGAAACTGACGAATTAATACTTAATGACAATATTGATGAGTTTTCAGTTGATAAGAAAGAATTAAGAAATTTTTTATCTGAATATTATACTGAAAATCCGAGTGAACTCCCTGAATTAACTTCATTCTAATTTTTTTACAAAAAACAATTTATTTATTTTCTTAGTATTTATACTATAAAGTGTAAATTACCATGAAATTCGATATCGATTCATACATATCAATATTAAATTCAATATCATCACCATTAAATAAATCTGAACTCGGTGAACAAGATTCTGCAGCAGGTGGAGGTGGAGCAGGTGATACACTTAAAAGAGGGTCCAATTGGAACGAACTTTATACAATAAAAAGAGGTAAGGCAAATATGTTAGGTAAAAAGGGAGAGAAATGGTCTACAGGACTTACCAGAGGAATTGCAAATCAAATTTGGTAAATGGAAGACAATCAAAAAGAATTGATAAATAAGGTCTTGTTGTTAATGAATTATGATAATAAAAAAACATTAACTGAAAACAAAAAAAATATTTTAAATGAGCAAATTCCTGGCTCAACACATCCATTACCTTTAAATTGGAAAAATAATATTCCATTACCTAAAGTGGGTGAATGGTTACCAAATACGGATAGTCGAATTTTAAATAATAAAATAAAAGATAATTTTAGAAAAGATAAGGAAGGGAACGGGGCGTATTTTATACCAACAGGGGGTGAAAATTCTGACGGAGATTATTTACAACCATTTTATATGTGGGATAGCAAAGTTTATTCGGATAAAAATGGTGACCAATATATCAAAATGGAGGAATGGGTGGAAGACCCAAAAAGTACTAATGTAATGTGGGGGTATAAAAAAACTGGTAATTCTAAAGATTTTTATTTAACTAAAAACGGAAAAAAAATAAAAGAGAACCCTTTTACTATGAGGGGAAGTGGAAAAAATCAACGTGTTGATTATAACAATATAGAGACAAAAGGTTCAGATATCTTCTTAGATAAAAATGGTAATATAAAAGACCCAGATAAAAATTTGAAAGAATTTTTAAATAGATTAGATACTACAAACGTAAAAGAAAAAAAAGAATTTGATTCTTTATTAAATGCTTGGGTAAACTACCTCATGTCCAAAAATTTAACTGAATTATTGGGTGTTTATGATAAAGTAGTTTCTTTTGGGAAAGGTGGTAATACTAAAGATTTACCAAATTATGGTAAGGGTACAACTACTTTAGGTAGTATTGTATTAGAAAATGAAATTTACAACAGAAAATCGCAAGCAGGACAAAATCCACCTAAACCTGAAGATATTGATGGTAAAAGCAAATACGGGATACCCCAAGGATATTTCATAAAAACCGCAACCGATTTATATAACTCTTTATATGAAAGTAAGCCAAATGAATCTGATGGTAATGAATTTAGGGGTTGGTTTATTAAACAATACCCTGATAAAGCAAAAAATCCATGCGGTGATGGTGAAAATTTAGACCCTGAAGGAAAATACGATAATAAATATATACTTTGTGCCGCGGAATATAAACCTAAAGGGTCGGATAAAACTGCTTATCAATTATTCAAACAAACTAAGGAACAAAAGAATGTTACTATGGACGCTGGTCCAAAATTATCCGACAAATATAGTCTTGATTCTGAAAATTTAGGTGTTGTTAATAAAAATTGCATACCATTTTGTTTTTTAAATGATGATGAATTAAAAGTTTTCAAATCTTGTATTGGAAACCCTTCATCTGAAGAATGGAAATATTTAGAACAATCATGGTACGCAAATGCTATGGAAAATACTGATAACAGTAAAGAAGCGCTATCAACAGCAATAAGACTTAAATTATTTTCATGTCAACCACTTAAAATATCAAAGGAAAATGCCGAATTTTTATCACAAAAAATTGATAATAAAATTTATGGTAAATTAACAAAAATGATTGGGGCTCAAGACGTTCAAGGGCAATCAAGAAGAGCTAAAGAACAAAAGATTGAAAATGAGGCCCAAAAACAAGAGTTTTATAAATGGGTAATTAAACAACAAAGAGTTACTAACATTTATGATATTAAATGGTTAGAATGTACAATAGGACTTAAAACAGAAGATGAGTGTGGAGATACTCCATATTGCGGAAGAGCTGGTAAAGACTTTTTGGAAAAAATTGCGAGAGGCGAATTAAAAACTACTAAAGGTAAAACTGTTGGTAACCCGTATAGAGACTCTGGTGGAAATATTAAACACTACATTCCTGATACATATGACGGTTCAAGTATGGATAATCAGTGGGATATACCATGTTCATCAGATTTTTGGGATGAATGGGGGGGAACTATTCAAATTGGTGCGGCAATTGCTGGGGTAATTGCATCTACAATACTTGCAGGACCATTAGGTGCTACTGAAACTCTTGCGTTACTCGCGGAACTATCAATAGACGCCGCCGCTGGGTCATACGCATTATATCAATCAGTAAAAGAAAAAAATAATGTTGACATTGCCGCAAATGCTGTCTTTTTAGCGTTACCGTTTTTATTAGATTTACCCGCAACAGACAAATTATTTAAAGAATTTAAATATGGTAAAACAAACATTTCTAATTTAAATGATAAATTTAACGCATTTAAACTATCTAACCCACAATACACTTCTGATGAACTTTCAACGTGGATGAAAAATCTTAATGGACATGAACTCGCAACTTTTAATAAAGTTATTAGTAAATCAGAAACTGATAAATATTTCCAATCCCAACTTAAAGACGCAATTAAAAAACAATCGGATTTAATGGCAGGCGCAAAATTAACAGGTGCAAGATATTGGGTACCAAATTCAACAATGTTAAAAATGTTAATTTATGTTGGACCAATGGCTGGATATATTTTTGCAATTAGAAACAAATCGATTAAAGATAATTTAATTAGATTACAGAATAATAAAAAATTAACGGTACAACAGGTGATTGCTTGGGATGCTGCTTTAATGGGATTAACTAATGACCAATATCTTGAATTGGCAAATAGGATTAAAAATAACCCAAATTATTTTGTAGAACAATCAAATACCCCTGAATTTAAAAATTTAGAAAAAACAAAAAAACAACTAGAAAATACAAAAATAACTGAAGAGGATGCGAAAAGGTTTGAAGATGAGTTTAATAAAAATGTTGAATTACTTTTAAAACAACAAAATCTTGATGGAGACAAACCAACAGTGAGCAGTACAAGTGAGGAAATCCCTAACCCTGAAACATCTAATGGAATTGAAATAAACCCCAATGACGTTGAAAAGTATGAGGATGAGGGATATACTGTTAGAAAAGATGCTTCTACAAAAAAATATTACGCATACAAATAAATGATTAAATTAATATATTTATAAAATAAAAAAAACTATGAGCAAAGAAATATTGTCAGAAATAAATAGATTTCGTGAAATTTTAGGTTTATCTCTATTAAAAGAAGCTCCAGCAGGACCAGGTAAATGGTTTATTTCCTCATCAGATGATATAACAGGTACATTATCTAAAACAAATGATGAATTTGCTAATGCACTTGATGACATTAGTACTATTTCATCAAAAAGCGTGGATGAAATTAGTGACCCATTTTTAAAAGAATTTAAAAAATCTATTGATGAAATATCAACCAGTCAAGGTAAAAGTATTGATGAAATATTACAGAATCCTAGATTAAGAGAAATGGTTCAACTTAAGTTTGCTAATAAGGTTAAAAACAATTCTGATTTAGTTTCTAAAATGGTTGATTCATTCTATACTAAAAATCCTGCTGCTAAACAATTAGTTAATCCAAAAAATATTTCTGCAAGTATAGAAAATGCTGTAAGTAAAGGCATTAAAGATTATGATGCTTTAGTTACGGCTTATAATAAAACTATCGATGAATTTGAAACTGCGAGCGGTGATAAAATACCTGACGTAATTAAAAAAGAAATGAAAGAAAAGGTTAAGAATGAGGTTGAAACCCTTAAAACTAAAAAACCTTTAGAAAAACAACTTGAAAAAGAGATGGAAAGAGACAAAGATTTGATAGTTACTAATGCTAAAGCTAAGGCTAAGACTGAGGGTAAAGTGTTACCTGACCAAAAATTACTTGCGGATAATGCAATGAAAATGTTGAGAGAAAATAAAACACAAAAAGAAATTGAGGATTATTTGGCTAAACAATTTGGAATACCTGCGGAAGAATATCGTAACGGATTCCAAAGATTTATGTCTAAGTACGTTGGGTCACCTTTTAATACTGCATTTACTTGGGTTACGGAGCAAGGAGGTAATCTTATAAAATTTTATGGAGACAGCGGAAAGGGTAATAAACGTTTATGGGCAACATTATCATTACCATTAGTTGGAGCGGCCCTTTATGGAGTATATTTGGCATATGGTGAATATACTGAAGTTGAGGATATTGATAAATATGAAGATAAACTGGCAGGATTTAATGATTTACCGAAAGAAGTAAAAGAATGGGTTGCGGTTAACTACCCATATCTTGCCTACAGAGACCCAAAAAACGTATCAACAAATCAATATCTTAAAGATGTGACTTATAAAGAAGACTTATCAGACCCAGATTTCCCAAAATATAGTATTATAGTGACATTTGGTGATGGAACAAATAAAGAAGTTACATCTAAAGATAAGGAATTTTGGGAAGCTGCAGTTAAGACTCAAGAGCAAATAGCCGCAGAAAAAAAGGCGGCTGAAGAAGCGGCTAAAAACAATAACCAAGGACAAAAAACTTTAGACGACTTTAAAAAGAGTGATAAAGGAGCTGGATACGAATCAACATCTATTGAGGTTAGCCCTGGTAAATTCAAACGTAAACCTGAATCTATGACGACCTATACTTGGGACGGAACTAAATTTGTTGGGACTCCTGACTAATAAATATTTTTATTAAATTATGATTATTTTAGAGCAAGTAACAATAGAGGCAGACGAAGTAGAAGCCTATGAAGATAAAGGTTGGACTGTTAAAAAAGAAAACGGTAAGTATGTCGCATATCCTAAAAGTGATAAAAAGTCTGGAGAAACTGAAATAGAAAAAGATGAAGTTGAGTCTTACGAAGACAATGGGTATACTGTAAGAAAAGGTTCTGATGGGAAATTCTACGCAAAAAAGAAAAAAGAAGATAAGAAAGACGAAAAACCAAAGGAAGATAAGAAAGACGAAAAACCAAAGGAAGATAAGAAAGACGAAAAAACTGGCTCAAAATCAAAATATCCATATCCAGCAAACCAAAATGAAGGTGACGCATTTAGAAAATGGATGTCTGAAAACCACAGTGATTTCAAAAGTGATAAATGTGAGGGGGGAGGACTTTCATATAAAGAAGGTAAAAAATATTCATATACTAACAATTGTATAAAGGCGGCTTGGGACATGTATGGAGATTTGTTTAAAGATGGAGCCCCTTCTTCAGACAATAAAACTCAAGATAAAACTCAAGATAAAACTCAAGATAAAACTGGTGACGGAACTAGAATTACACCAAAAGTAATTTGTGATTGGGATAGTCAGTATGATAATATTTTTGTTAAAA